AGTAGCCTTTTCAACAGACCCCTCTTCTATCATCCTGTCAGCGAGAAAAGCGGGAACTTCTAAAATCCAGCCTTTTTTCAAATCGCCTTTATCTTTCTTGAATTTTACTTTTACTTTCATTGTACTATAAATTTAAAAAGGTAAAAACCCACCCCCGAGGAGGCAGGTAAAATATATTACAATGCTAGTGTAACCAACGCCGCATCAATGTCAGTAACTTTGTAAACGCCTTGTTTGTCAGATTCACGAACTAAAACATTAGCTCTTCTTCTTGCCTTAAGCGTAATCAAGTCCTGCTTAAATTGGTCTCCTACTAATCCCGTAGAAACCGCAAGACCCGGCTCTTCATACACTCTGATGAATCTATTATCCGCAATAGTGAACGTGTTAGCTGTTACAACGTTAGACTCAATGATAATCATTCCGTCAACAGTGAAGAAACCACCGCCAGAACTAGCGAATGGAGGAGCTACATAATTAAAGTTTGCATCCTTCTCAAGTTTCATTCTGTTTATATCAGAAATATTCATGTACACAACATTTGGCATGTACTTAGAATCTTTCCCTGCCGTCATTGCTTCTTTCACTTTTACAAGCAAGTCGTACAAAGAAGGGTTAGAAATGCCCGACGCAACAGGAGTATAAGCAACCGCAGTTGTGTTGAAACCTGTCATGTTGTTACCAGTACCGTCACCAGAATAAACCTGCTGGTCTGTAATCAAGTTTACGTTAGTCTCTAAGAACATTCTTAGTTCTGCCGTGAATCTTGCTCTGTCATACAAAGACTCCTCTGTGATTGGAATAGTGTCGCCTACTTTTCTTAAGCTGATTGAATACTCCTCGAAAGTAGCAGTCGATTCAGGGAAGATACCACCTTCCGCAACCATTGCCGCCGCTCTAACTTTTGTAGCTTCGTCCCAATCAGTATAACGAACAGTACCATTTTGGTTTGGAGAAATTGGCAACTTTGGAAGTGATTCCCAAACTGATAACGCTCTATGTGCTAATTGACCGATGTTCGGCAGTCTTAAGCTATCAGTGTTGTTTGTTACACTTGTAGCCGTGAAGTTGGTCTTAACTGAAAATTCCCTTTTTGTTGAGTGAGGAAGACTTGCGCCCTTCTTCACATTCTCGAAGTTGTCGTCAATGCCTTTTTCAAATGGACTTAACACTTCAAATTCAACAGTCTGTTTCTTTGACAACTCTTTTACAAGTTCTTGGTTAGACTGAACAGACTTAAGCAAAGTTTCAATTTGCTCTTGAGTCTTAGCGTTTAGTTTCGCTTCAAGCTCTGCAAGCTCTTCCTTGCTTGCTCCTTTTTCTTGCAATTCTTTCTGCTCTGATTTCAAATCCAACAATGCAAGACCGTTTGCCTTTAACAAATCTTCTGACGTTTCAAGTTCACTTGCAGACTTTACGCCTTTTTCGCTCAAAAATTCTTTTAATTTATTCATAGCTCTTTAATAGCTTTTTAAGTGTGTCTCTTTTAATTTCTTCTTTATCCTGCTCTTTAGTGTCTACCTCGTTGCGATTGTCTGCTACAATGCCCTTGAAAGACGGCTTAGAGTTGATTATGTCACTAATATACGATTTTATTTGCAAATGTTCCATGTCTAGTTTATGGAAGCCTTTTTCGCTCAAATTACCAGACTTAAACATAGATTTCATTTTATCCAACTTGGCAAACAAGTAATTCAAAACGTCCTCCTCTGAATTGCTTTTTACATTCAGTAACGGAGTGAGACTATTCATCCCGAAGCTAACGTCAGAGCCTTCAAAAAGTTTTAGCTCCTTAAGCACAAAGAAAAAACCCGATTCGTCCGCCTTTTCTGGATTCAAAGCTTTTGGGTAATATTCATCCCATGCCTTTTTCCTTGCTTCGTCTTCTGTGTCTCTCTGCGCTATCTCAAAGTTTACAACTTGGTAGCCTATCGACCTGTTATCGTAGATACCTTCCTGAATCTTGGTAAGCATATCGTTAGAATCTTGGCTATTCGGGTAATAAGATTCATGCACTAATCCTTGTATGTTTTCGCCGTTATAGTGAATGTCCTCCTCCTTTAAATAGTCAATTCTTGCGATGTTCTTATCCCAGTCGTGGTTCTGGAGGTGCTTTATTTTATTCGTTGCGGAACTTAGTGGTCCTCTGTCGCCTATCGATTTTGCAAAACAATTTGGAATAGTCATATCCATCCCCTCGTCAATCAGAAAGAACGAATTAAAAACGCCTGTTACGATTCTCTTATTCGGGTCTATGTCTTTTGTGCTATTGCCCAAGTTTGAAACCCTATAAGGCTGATGTATCTTTTTTTCTAGTAGTTCAATCATTTTTATATTCCGTTAGGGTATAACAAAATTTTAGCTTCCTCTGCCGTGATTATTCCTGCATTGACCTCGTTTACTATTTTTTGAGATAGTTCTATATTCGGTTGACTTAGTTCATAGATAGACTCTTTTATAACTTTCCATTCAACCCCCCTCAATGACAGCATTCCTGAAAGCCAGTTAATAAGTTCTTTGTCCAAATGTTCAACTATCGGCAAGACAGCATCTAAGATAAAAGAAGTCTTTGCTTCTTTCATGTTGTTGTATGTAGCCGTTGAGGTATCGCCAAATAACACACTTGGAGCGTTAAAAGCAGAACATGTAATTCTTAACTTATCAAGATTTGATTCCACACTCTTCAAATCGTTAGCTCCTAGTCCTAATCTATGGTAGCCTAATTTCTTGTTGACAACTACCGTTTTAGCAAAGTTTGCTCCTGTTGACATCTTATCAAATGCCTGTTGGTTTTGCTTTTGTTCTTCGGGTGTTAATGGCAATCCGTCACTATACAGTATTCCCGAAGCTCCTTTGTTTTTATGGAGGAAAGCTTCTGATTCTAATATCTCATTTGATGTTATCCAGACTTTTCTATTTGCTTGCAGTATCGAAAAACCTCGGAGCGTTTCGTTCGTAATGTTCGGACGTTTAACGTGCAGAACTTCCTCTATACTATATCTGATTGTATTGCCATAAGAGCAGACATCATAAGACAATAGCTGACCGTTAGCGTCTTGGTTAACCGTAACATTGTAAGTATTTGGAATGAATATCTCAGAAACTCCACCGTCCACTAATGGGTCACGTCCACGAATAACAAACACCTCTCCCCAAGCTAGATAATTAGCGTAATACTTATAAAGAAACTCCCTTATTCCTTCATAGTGGTTAGGTTTTTCCAGTATAGTAGCCAGTTGGGAATTATTCAAAAAATTATCTGTGTTAGCATTAACTAGCTCTCTCTGAATAGGTATTGCTTTTTCGCAAATCCTATCAATCACGTTAAAAACGTACGGATTAGAGCCGTAAGATTTAATTATGAACGCTCTAAATTCTTGCACGTCAAAATCATATCCGAAGTTTGTTGTTATCGGCATGAATCCGTCTGCATCCCTTATAACTTCCTGCTGATTTCCCAGAAACGAGTTAAGGCTTTTCTGGATATATCTTTGTAGTTTATTCATTTGAAATTGTATCTTGATAGTAGAACATAAGACCGTAACCAGTTGCATCTATTGCGTGGTCGTTCCCGTCTATCGGTATAGTGTGACCCAGTGTATTTCTTTTCAAATCTCCTGTTTTCTTGTCTTTCATCCAACGATAATTTTTGAATTGCTGAATAGTGTCAACATCTTCATAATAGATGTATATTTTCTTGAACTGCTGTAATTTCTGCACTCTAAAAATCTTATGTCCTTTATCGATGTAACAAGCGTTAATTCCGTGCATAATAAGTTCGTCAACACTTTTCTTCTCCGCACTATCCCAAGACGACATCTGGTCATTAGCATTGTGTAAAAGTATTTTTTCCGCAATATTATTATTCATTAATCCGACTTCCGAAAAAACAGTCTTAAGATAAAGATAATTCCCTGCTTTTTTGATACGAATCAAACAGGAGGGGTCATTAATATACCCGAAGTCACCGCCGTAAATAGTCCAGTCAACATCTTTGTCGTTCGGTTCTTCCTTGTACGTGTCTAAGTTCCTGAAAATCGTATCTTCTGACACCGCCCTTAATCCTAACCCGTAGACTTGCCACATAAAAGAGTCTGCTGTTCCGTTCGCTTCGTTCTTTTCCTTGAACGCTTTCCAATCTGCTTTAGAATACCCTTCTTTTTTAGCGATGTGATAATCACTAGTATTAATATCAGCATAAGACAATATTTTCCTTTTTGCGTTCAGAGGAGCATAAGCATTGTCGAAAATAGTAGTATGGAAATTTTGATAATCTTCTCTTTTCTCCATATCGAACAGCCAGCTACTCGAAGCACTCGGATTGTAGTCTAATATAAAAAATTCAATTGTTCTTTGTTCTAGCTGGTCGAAAGTCTCTTTTGCAATATTCATTGATTCGTTAATGACTAACAAATCACTCTCCAATCCGTGAGCCGTCATTATATCGTCATTTATGCCAATGAACTTGACTACATTGCCGTTGAAATGTATTGGAGTAGCAGACTTATTAAAATGCCCTTTCGGTAATCCCCAGACAGTCCAAACTTTTCTAAATGTCTCGTAAATAGTTTTGCTTAAAGTAGCCTTGTAATCTCTACAAACGTTAATACTTTTACCCGAATAAGTTGTAAGATAATGGCATAAGAAGTTGCAAATATCCCAAGTCTTACCTGTTCTACTTGCCCCCTCCAGTCCGATACCTTTTAACCTGTTCGGGTTATCTATTCCTGTCTTCCTGCTTTCAATCAGAGCTGTCTTTGCTTCGATAAAAGAAGACTGGATAAAATCAAAGTTTACGCCTGTCGTAATTCTACTCATCTTTTGGCAATTCTTTACCGTTTTCTAAAATTGGCGGTTCAAAAGTTTGCCCCTCCTCTTTTCTTTCAGTAGGTTTGCCGTAAGCGTACTCCATAAGCAATTTAAGGGCAGGAAATTCGCTCATCGCCATTTCTGCAAGCTTATCAAAAAAAGCTTCTTCACTGCCGTATATTCTTATTATTGAGCTGGTAGACAGTCTTTTAACTTTCTCCTCTTCTGCTTTTGTCTTCCTCCCTGCAAAGCCTTTTGTCGAATGTCCTCCATTATTTTTTCTTTTATCCATAATTAATAAAATATCAATTAATTAATTACCTTTCCTCCACAACGTAGAAGCTGTCTATCTCCATAGTTACGTCATTAGTATCCGTTTCGTTAGCAACTTGAAAAAGAATATAATCATTAATTTGCATTTCTACATTAACGATAAGAGTAAAAAAAGCAACATCCCGACCGCCTGTAAAGTTGTTAATCGGACGGGTTTGTTTTGGGTAGTCAACAAAAACCCCTGCTGAATTATCCCAAACCCTTGCCCTTATTGATATATCCCTATCTCTTGCGCCTTCGACTGCAAAAGACGTTTCTACTCGGAACTCGACAGGATTAACTCCTAAAGACCTCAACGAACCGTTAAAAGGGTCGTCAAAATGGCTTAACTCCGAAGCTGTCCAAATTCCTGCGACATCATAAAACTGCCCTGCAACCCCGATATTAGTCAAAACTTCTGTTGTTAGTGTTTTTCTACCTCCAACAAATGTATTACGAATACCCACATTCTTAGTAAATTTTGCCGATATGTCAGACGCTAACATGTTAGGAGTGATAGTTGTATCTGATACATCAAAAACACCGTTTCTGCTAATTATTGCGCCGTCCAATTGTACTGTGTTTTCATTTGGGAAATTACTCGGTGCAAAATCAAAAAATGCAACACTTGCGTTAAGGTCTACGTTTTGATTTGACCTAAAACGGCTGTTCATTGTGAAGTTAGTACCCGTTTTGTATAAGCAATAATTGCCATCTTGAATACCACGAACAATAGAAGTCTCTATGAAGTAACCACCGACCCACGAACCCGATAAAGTTAATTGAGGCTTACCTCCAAAACGCCCCGTTCCACTTTCCAACCCCTGTCTATAATTAGTGATTTCTCCTAATGACGTACACCCGTTGTAGTTTATTCTCGAAAACTCGAAAGCATTAAAGCCTGTTGCATCTGTAAGCCTGTATACTTCACTGTTTAGTCCTGATGCTGTAATTCCTAGATCAATCCCCAATACGTTCCCCGACCCCCCAACAGGACTAACGAACATAGTATAGTTATCTTCTGAACTAACCAATTGACTAACATCAAAAGTATAACCCAATAGCGATATACCACTCGGAGGAACCTCAATAGACACAGCTCCCATGTCAATAACACCATCAATCACGTATATCTTGGAGCTGTCAATATCCGTAACCTTGTTGCCAACGATAGTTCCAAAGTCACCCACTTCTTTTACTAATACAGTTGTTTTCGACCCCGTAT